TATGAAGTTATATAGCCCAGACGGTTCATCGGAAGTTGATGCACATCCGTCTAAAGTAGAATCTATGATCAACCTCGGTTGGACAGAAGAAAAGAAGGGTAAAGCAAAATCTAAGAAGGCTCCCGAGCCTGTAGATGCTGTTGAGCCTGAAATTAAATCAGATAAGGAGTCTGAATAATGGCAAGTCACATCGGACGCGATGGAATTGTTAAAGTCGGCAGCAATGCTGTAGCCGAAGTTAAATCATTTTCCATAGAAGAAACAGCCGACACGGTTGAGACCACAAAAATGACGGATACAGCCCGTACTCATGCAATCACTTTGACCAGCTTTTCTGGCTCAGTAGATTGTTTTTGGGACGAGACGGACTCATCAGGTCAGGGAGCTTTAACAAACGGCTCTTCTGTTACTCTGGCTTTGTATCCTGAAGGTGATACTACTGGCGATACTTACTATACCGGCACCGCTTTAGTTACAGGCGTATCTAGAAGTGCAAGCTTTGACGGAATGGTAGAAGCTACTATCTCCGTACAAGGTACAGGCGCATTAACGTCAGCTACGGTATAACATGCCTAAGCTAATTGAGAACGCTGTAGCTCATTTTGGCACTAAGGAATTACGCAAGATTAAAGTCCCCGAGTGGGATGTAACCTTGTATGCAAAGAATCTGACGCTTGATGATAAAGCTCGGATGCTACGCCGCGCAGATGCAGATAACACTGATTATCTTATCTACGCGGTGATCTTTGGCCTTACTGACGAAAATGGCGATCAAGTATTTACTCTTGAAGACAAAGTTCCGTTAAGGAAAAAGGTTGATCCAGACGTTGTGACTAGGCTCGCTACGTTTGTTCTTACCGCTGACAATGAGTCAGAGGAGGAAAGGGAAAAAAACTTATAACTGACCAAGACAAACCAACTCAGCTATACTACATGTATGAGTTAGCAGAGCGCCTTGGTCAGCCCTTAACGACAATCCTAGACATGACTGTTTCTGAGTTTGATCACTGGTGGACTTTCTTTAGAGTTAAAAGAGAATTAACAGATGGCGACAAGAGACACAGTCCTAGCAAGAATCCTAATAGATGATCAGACTAAGTTAGGATTCAACTCCTATGCCCGTAATGTAGAGCGAGCAAAGAAAACCTCCGAAGCCTTTCGCAAGCATGCGATAGATAAAATATCTGTTGGGCTGGAGAACCAAGTACAAGCACTGAAGAAGTCGGCTAAAGAGTTAGATCTCTTGGCTGCTGCCAACATGGGCGCTAATCAGGCCCAGCTAGACCACATCACCTCACTCCATCAAGCCATTGATGCTCACAAGCGTGAAGCAGAGGCCCAAGAAGAAGCCGCTCGCCAAGCTAAAGCCAAAGCAGACGAAGACAAACGTGCTTCGGATATAACTGAAAAAACGATAAGACAGTTAAATTTTGAGGCAAAAGCCGCCAACATGACGGCAGATCAGATCCAGCTTATGAAGCTAGAGATGATGGGATTGAGCAAGGCTCAGATAGAGCAAGTCAAAGCTGCACAACTTGCGACAAGCGAAATGCGAGAACAAGGTGTAGTCGCTGCTAACACCTCTAAGACTGGACTTAGGATTATGCGTGGCGGCTTCGGTCAGCTTGGTCATCAAGTCCAGGATATTGCAGTACAGCTTCAGATGGGTCAGAACGCAATGCTGGTCTTCGGGCAGCAGGGTTCGCAGATTGCTTCTTTATTCGGTCAAAACGGCGCATTGATTGGTGCCTTGCTTGCAGTTGGTGCCGCGGTTGGTACTTCATTAGCGCCAAGCTTGTTTAAGACTAGAAATCATCTAGAAGAGTTGGAAGAAGTTGCTCAAAGAGTAGCCAAGGTGATGGCCCTAGACTTTGTTACTGGGACGGGAACTCTCACCGATGAAATAATTGAGCTGGGACAAGTATCCGAAGATCTTGCTAGGAGAAAGTTAAAGGGAGGATTAGAAGCAGCTATTTTATCAGTGACCGTCGCGCAAGAAGGGTTGCTTGAAAAGATAGATGAGTTTGATACTCGTACTCATGCTGGGATTGTTGTTCCTCAAAGTTTGGGAGAATTAAAGACAGAATTTGGTATAACGAAAGACTCGGCAGAGCAATTGATCGCCGCTGCCGTGGCTGTAGGTCAAGGAGTAGATGGAGCGGTCCCAGCTTTTGATTCACTCTTGCAGTCAATTCAGCATTCAGAAAACGCTACCACAGAACAGAAGCAGGCGTTGCTTGATGCAAGAACAGCTATAGACGAACTGACTGAAGCAGAAATTCTTAACGAGAGGCAAATAGCCGCATTAACTGCTTTGCAAGCAAACTTCTCAGAAGAGTTGGAGTCTGGAACAAAAGAAGCTCAGGAGCTTGCTCAAGCGCAGAAAGAGATACAGCAAACGGTTGATGGATTGGTATCGTCGCTACAAAATGAAATTGTTGCATTAGAGGTTGGTGAAGACGCGGCTCAAAGGTTAAAGCTTGCCAATGAAGGACTTAGTGCGTCCGACATAGACATGGTAATGGCTTTGCGTAATAGGATTAAAGAGCAACAAAAAGCAAACGCTAAAACAGAAGAAGCGGCACAAGCAGAGATTGATGCGGCAAACTCAAGGCAAAACTTTGTAGATGGAGTCGTTGCTCAAGCTGAAGCTCTTGGTAAAAGTAATATAGAGCTTCTTGAAGCTAACATCCTAACTGGACAGTTAGACGCTACTCAACAAACAGCTTTCGCCAATGCTATAGAAAGGATGAGAGAATTTAAGGCAGAGCAAGATAAGCAGGCTGGTATAGCAAACATTGAATCCTTGAGGCAATCGTTAGCAACTGAGGAAGAGGCATTATTTAATTCATTCGTTAGTCAGAACCAGATAGTGGCCGAGGCTTTGGCGACAAGATCTATAACCGAGGAAGCCGCTAGAGAGTTACAGCTAAAGCTTCTTGCTGATTATAACGATAAGAAAAAAGCTCTGTTGAAAGAAGGCGCTGATGAAGAGATTTTGCAGGGAAGCAAGCTAACTGGTCACATGTTAGGTCAGTTAGGCGAGCAGTTTGCGGGTGTCCAAGCTGTAAACAAGAAGATGTTCGCAGCCCAGAAAGCATACAAGATAGCGAATGCAATTCAGAACACATACGATGCGGCTAACAACGCACTCTCATCACCTTACCCTTGGCCTCTTCCACAGGTGTTTGCAGCAACCGCTGTAGCCGCTGGTTTAGCTAACGTAGCAGCTATCAAGTCAACCTCGTTTGAAGGTGGTGGTTATACCGGCATGGGAGGTAGATCTGGCGGTGTAGATGGAAAGGGTGGTTTCCCTGCAATCCTTCACCCGAATGAGACGGTTATTGATCATACTAAAGGGCAGTCCGGAGGGATAACAGTCATTAATAACGTAGATGCAAGCGGTGCTGATGCTAATGTAGATATGAAGATCCGAGCAGCAATGCAGCAGACATCTCAACAAACAGTGTCCACAATCCAAGACCTGATGCGTAGAAGGCGTTTCGTATGACAACCTATAGTTTCCCATCAATAACGCCATCTTCCAGCACGTTTGAGCTGGTGACGAATACAAGGACGTTTCAAAGCCCATTGACCAACGCGGTTCAGACGGTGGCTAGAAAAGGTTCGCTTTGGAAAGCATCGCTTCAGTTCAACAATCTTTCGGGTGATGATCGTGCAGTCATGCAAGCGTTCTTGACTAAGTTAAACGGTCAGGAGCATCGGTTCTTCTTGCCTGATCATTCTTACACTAAACGAGGCGCAGCGGCGACAGTAACAGTCAATGCGGGTGCATTTGTGAATGGTACGATTTACGTTATCACCGTGGTCGGAACAACTGATTTCACGGCTATCGGTGCGTCAGCGAACACCGTTGGAATCGTGTTCACTGCAACGGGTGCGGGATCTGGCACAGGGTCAGCGACTGCTAACAATCTGTTCGTTGCGGGTGCTGGTCAGACTGGATCGACGCTAAACGTGGACAATGCTTCTTTAAATACGACGAACTATCTTCGTGCTGGGGATTACGTTGCTTTCAACAATGAGCTTCACATGGTCACTGATGACGTGGATTCAACGGGAACGGGTACAGTAGCGATACCTATAGCGCCACCAATCAGAAAGCCAACTGACAATAATGATTTGGTTGATTTCCTATATCCGGTCTTAGGCGTGTTCATGCTCGCAGGGTCTACGTCTTGGGATAACCAAGCAGGGATCATTTCGTCATTCACGGTTGAAGCAGTCGAGGATGTTCTAGCGTGAGCAGAGGTTTTCCCACAAATGTAGCAACGGCATTAGCCCAGCAGCATGTTGCGATTGTTACGTTCGCAAAGCTGGAGTTTCCCAGCGGGACAGTATACGTTCACAACTCATTGGGAACATATACTTGGGGTGGTCAAGATTGGCTTGGGGTCGGTGATTTAGGTTCTATCAGTCAGGTCGAAGAAGGTATCGACGTTAGCCCTTATGCAATCACCTTAACTTTGTCAGGTCTTGATGCCACGATATCAGGCGCAGCACTAACAGAAGATTACTTCATGCATCCGGTCACGGTGTACATGGGTGTCTTGGATGCTGACGATGCCTTGATTGCAGACCCTACGCAAATATGGGCTGGCTTCATGGATCAGATGAACGTTAGCCTTGGTGCTGACGGTGGCGATGCTATTCAGTTGATCGCAGAGTCTGAGCTGTCAAGGTTCGACGTTGCCAGAAACCTGATGTATACCAACGCAGCACAACAAGAAAGATACTCAGGTGATCTGTTTTTCAGCCATATCCATAAGGTTCAAGGTGCTAAATTTGACTGGGGCAAAAAGACAGCGGGAAGAGACGGTGCCCCTGATATAGATGCTGACGGCCCTGAATTTGAGATGCGATAGTGCAACTTCAAGTTCTACAAGCCTTGAACAAATGGCAGCGTAGAGACTTCACATACGGAGATGCTGACTGTTGTCAGTTCACTGGGTTTGTTGTCAAAGAACTTACAGGCAAAGACTATTTAGCTGATTTCGACTATACTTCAGAAGACGAAGCGTATCAGATTATCAAGTCAAACGGCGACTTAAAAGACACAGTTTCAAGTGTTCTAGGTGAATCAACAGAAGACTTTCAAAGTCTTCAAGACGGAAGTCCCGTTTTAGTCAATTTGTCTGGTACTCAACTTCTGGGCGTTAAACTAGGCAGTCAGGCGGTTTGTTTAACCTTAAAAGGTTTCGCTAGATTGCCCAAAGAATTAATCGTTTCAGGGTGGAAAGTATGCCTCAAGTAGTAGCCTTTGCAATGACCGTTATTTCCAGCGCAGTAAGGATTGCTTCTGCGGTTGGCGGTGCAATGCAACTTGGGACTGGTATCGCTGCAATCATTGGCGGCGGGGCAGCAATTATTGCTGGTGGAACTATAATTGCTAAAAAGGCGATGGGTCTTTTTGAAGTTCAGATGCCTAAAGTCGATACCGATGCATCAAGACAAAGAACGGTAAGATCAACCACTGAACCCTATAAAACTATCTATGGCGAGACTTTAGTTTCAGGCCCGATTTCCTATATCGGGATGACTGGGACTGACAACGAAGATCTTTATCACGTTATAGCCTTAGCCGGTCATGAAGTCACCGATATCACGGATATCTACTTTGATAATGAGCTGATAGAAGATTCTCAGATCAATGGCGGCTCTAGTGCTGGTGGTAACGTTACCGCAGGGACTTTCGGCCCAAAGAACAGCACAACTATCTGCATCATCAACAAGCATCTAGGAACAGCAACACAAGCTGCTGATTCCATGATGGTCAATGCGTTTACTGATTACACTTCAGCTCATCAGGGAAAAGGCATCGCGTACATTGCGATGAAATGGAAGCTGAATGAAGATTCGGCAGAAGTCTGGGACAAGTACGCCCCGACTGACATCAAGGCTATCGTCAAGGGTCGAAAAGTCTACGATCCAAGATTGGAATATGCAGCGGTCGGGACTTATGGGCAAGACGTAACCAATGCCAGTTATATAGCGTATTCAACCAATCCAGCTTTATGTTTAGCTGATTATCTGATCAATGCTGATTTTGGTATGGGCATCGCAGTAGCAAAAATTGATTGGGAAGCGATAGTCACTGCTGCCGATGGGTGTGATGTTTCTGTTGTTATTCCAAGCGGTACGCAAAAGCGATTCACTACCAACGGGGTTTTATTTGGGACTGATTCACACCGGACAAATATAGACAAGATTTTGTCGTCAATGAATGGCAATCTTGTTTACTCCAATGGCAAATACATTGCCCACGCTGGGATCTACGAAGCACCTACGGAAAGCCTGAACGAAGATGATTTGATTGGCGCGATTTCAATCAAGACATCGTTTGAACGATCAGACCGATTCAATACAATCAAAGGTATTTTTGTTGATCCAGCACAGAATCACAAGTCTAGTGAGTTTCCAAAGGTTCAACTAGCTGACGCTGTCACCAGGGACAACGGCGAAGTCTTAGAAAAAGAAGTCCAGTATCCCATGACAAACTCAAGCTATATGGCTCAGAGATTGTCCAACAAGTTAATCCAGTTAAGCGATCAGCAGAAGGTTGTGTCGTTTCCAGCAAATCTATCAGCGTTAAGAATAACCGCAGGGGATCGGGTACAAGTATCTGTCGATGAATTAAGCTGGTCAAACAAAGTCTTCATGTGCGTTGGCTGGACGTTTTCAGATGAAGGCGGGGTCAATCTTACGCTTAGAGAAGATTCTTCGACTTCATACTCTGATCCAGCGGCTAACGAATATTCCACGCTTACCGCTACAGGCGACATCACAGACGCATTCAGAGGTGTTCCAAGCCCTTCTGGTTTAAGTGCTACTGCTGGGTTAAAGAACAACGAATTGAACTGGGTGAACCCTGCAAGACCGGCAGACTATGGGACTATCTACATCTACGCTTCGCCCAATGGTAACTTTAGTTCAGCAGTTAAAATTGGTGAAACTGACGGGACGCAGTTCATACATGATGCGTCCAACTCAGCAGATTCAGTTAGCGCAGGTGATGTACGATATTACTGGGTTAGAGCGGTTAAGAATGTAGGAACTGATGCGGCTAGTCAGTCTAACTTAGAACCAAATGCTGATCCAAATACGACAGTATTCGCTACAGTTGGACGAGTTAATTGGTCTGACGTTTCTGGTTCTACAAATGCCCCAGCGGATAACGCAACCGTAGGCGCACAGATATCCGTGAACCTGTACGATACCGACGGTTCGACGGTGATGAACCAAGATGACGTTAAGAACTCAGTCTTGGCGCAAGAAATCCTACAGGTCGAAGTCGAGTCTGGCGAAGTCTTAGATTTAGAAACAGGTCAAGACGTAGACAT